ATTACCATTTGGTAAATAGAATACTTCAGAGTCGGGTTTCAGCCCTCGTTTGATCATAGGATCAAAATGAGCATTAGGTATTTTAACAGTAAACTTTCTTTTTATTTCTTGTAATTGTTCAGGAGTGCCACTTATATTGTAAAATGATTCATTTAGTTTTTGATATGTCAAAGTGTTCCTTTAGTGTTTAGTGGTTTAGTGGTTTGGAAGTTTTATATGAGTAGGATATCCTACTCATTAATATATCAAATACTTAGTTAATTTCTAAGTATTTAATTTTTGGTTGTGTTCGTACAAACTCTGCGGTAAATAAACCATTTTTAACTTCGATGGTTTTAAGTTCTGTGTTTTTAGGCATATTAAATTTTCTTTTAAAGTTTTTAGTACTAAGATTTCTAACAAAATATTCTTTTTCTGGATTGTCTTCTTTCTCTTTAGTGCCTTCTACAACAAATAACCCCTCGTCGTTAAAATATGCTTTTAGTTCAGATTTTTTAAAACCCGTAACAGCAATTTCAATAAATGTACTTTCCCCAATATTATATGTATTATGTGGTGGGTAAAATGCTTCTTTTTTGCTTTGTGGCGTTTTACTAGGATCAAATATATCGCCTAATAATTCGTCAAATAGTTTGTTGTTGTGGTATATCATATTTTCCTCCTAAAGTGAAAATAATAAAGAACCCTTTCGGTATTCTACAAATAATTTTAAGATTTTTGTGATTTTGTTACTTATACTTAGCCAACCTGTAAACAGTACCGACTGATAAATTATTTTTATTTATATTATTATACTAAAAAAATTGTTAATTTTTTAGAATTTGTACATTTTATCAAGCAATTGTGTTAATTTTTGGGAATCATATTTAAGTTTGCCTTTAGTAAAATTAATACTTTCTTCAAGTAACTGTACACACTTCATAAGATTATTATACATATTATTATACTCTTCTTGTGCGTCCATTAAATCTAATTTAAGATTTTCTATTTCTTGTTTTAAGGGTCTTGTTTTAGCTTCTTTAAATTCTCTTTGTTCTTGTTTATGACTCATTTGGTACTTTCCTTTTCTTAATTTCGTTCAACATTTTAGATTGAATAGAACTGTTTTCAAATTCGGGTAAAATAGCAATAAAGAACTCTGCTAATGTTTTATTTTGCTCATGTGTTAGAAGTTTACCTTCTACACCTTTTTTAACGATTGTTTTTATATTGTCTAGACCTTTAATATTATCTTTTTGTTCTAATTTTGTAGATAATATTTGTGCTAATTTACTCATTTTTGTTACTTGTGACGATACGCTCATTTATTGTTCCTTCCTTTACTTTATATATCCATAAAATTCTTTAATTTTAGGGTCAATTCTTAAAACTTTTTGTGTTTGATTAAGATATTCTTCTTTCTCACTTTCACACATTAAATCTAGATCTTTAATACTACTTGAAACAATTTCTTCTTTTGTACCTTTTTTATATCCTGCTTCTTTTAACATATTTAGTAATTGTGGTTCTGGTGTACCAATATAATACTGTTTTACTGGTGTTTGACCATGTCTTAATAACATATTAAGGAACATAATATCTTCGTTATTTATCATAGCATTTGATATTTTGGTTTTAATATCTTGAATATTTGTAAAACCATTTGTAAAATCTATCATAACCTTATAATTTCGGCACTTAATAATAAATGTTTTATCTTTTGTAGCAATTTGTAACATTTGTTCTCTAACTTTTGTTGGAGTTTCTAATTTAATATTGTCGTCTATTTCAACTAATGTTTTCATTATAGTATCTGCAGAATTTGTGTTATCCATAAGAATATTAATTTTTTCATGTGGACTTAACTCTAAGAAATCTTGTATATTATGTTCTTGTTGAATTTGTTTATTATCTTTAATATCTTTTGAATATCTTGATAATATATTGCCTTCGAAGTGTTCTGATACTTCTCTAACATCATTAAAAAAGTGATATTTCATCATCCATAACATTGCTTTTTTATGATTGAACTCCAAAATATTTTTAAATGTGTCAATTTTAATAGCATTTTTACCAATTCTTGACAATTTTTGGGTACCATAATTATCAACATCAAATAAAAAGTTTTGGTCGATATTTTTACCAATATTACCAAGATATTCATCACGAACAGAATCAAAAGTTGTTTTTACATAATTAATTCTGTCTGCTATATACATATGAATACTTGTTGCTTTTCTAGTTCTTTTAATCATTTGAATACTTGATATAACATCTGTTGACATCGAAGTATCATAATGAAAATGTGTATGTACATTATTAAGATTAGATACACCAACAGTTAATGATGGGCTAAATAAAAATATATCCCATTTGTCATGGTCTTCTTTTTCAAACAATTCGTATATGAGTTCTTTTGTACTTTCCGGAGTTGTTGCTGTTAATAAAATACATTTTTTACCATGTTTTTCAAATAATGCTTTGGCACTATTTAAGAAGTTTAATGATGTTCCTGATACAGTAATTTTACCTGTTTTAGCACTATGCAACATAGATTGAAAAAAATAATTTTTATCACTATAACTAAAAAGTGTAGTTTTATCTCTCCATTGGTTATTTAACATCCATACATTTTCTGTTTTATGTTCAAGTAAAAAGTTTTCGTAACCTGTTAGAAATGCATCTGCAATAACTAATTTTTTATTAAATGCACCAAAAAACTTAGCAATATTTAATGAACTATTACCTAAGTTATTTCTTGAGTGACACATTAATGAAATAAATTCATCCATTATTACAATATCAAACTTAGCAATATCATATTTCCAAAGACTATCAAACTGAACAATAATCGAATCGCCATAATTATATTGGTCTTTGTTATACACTTTCATATTATATTTTTTAGCAAAATCTTGTGCTACAGAAATTCTATTTGTAATAACTAAAACTTGCATATCTAAGTAATGCGATTCTTTAATTATTTCGTGTATAATAGTACTTTTAGCGGTACCCATAGGTGATTTAATACTGTATAACCCATCTCTTTGTTCAAGAAACATCTTAATTTCATCTAATCTATTAAACAAGTTTCCATTTTCGTCTTTACCTTTAACAGTAAGATATTTTTCGTGAGTGTTAATAATTTTTGTTGCTGTGTTAAAGTGTTGTAATTCATTATCATATTCTAAACCAACATTAAGTAATTCTTTACCCGTTGGTGATTTTCTAACAGCATCATAAATGTTTATGCTTCGTGTACTATTAAAGTGATGCATTGTATAAGGACTATTACTAAACCAAAAATAACCGCCAACAGATTTCTTTTCAGTAGGATGTTTAAATTGTATCGAACCGTTATCATTTGCTTTCATAGGTTCGAAACCCATAGATTTGTATATGTTAATACAAAATTCTTCTAATGTAGCACCTGTGATATTATTAATATCAATCTTTGTTTGTTTTTTCTCAATATCAACATACCCGTCTTGTACTTTGTTAATACGAGTTTCAAATTCACATTTAAACAGAACTTTATCTTTATTAAGCAATACTTTATTTTTACCAATAGGAGCATTGAGACTAGCAATTCTAACAACTGCTTCATCGATATCACACCATTCTTTAAGATCAAAATTTAAGTTACTTATAGCACTTTTAGCATCTTTAATTTCAATAGGTTCAATAAACAAAATACCCTTCATATTGAAATTTATTTTATCATCATAAGATTTACTTTCACCTAAAATACACTTGTATTTTGAAAAATATTCGAGTATTTTTAATTTATGTTCTTTAGTTTTGACTTTATCTATATCAAGGACAAAATAAGTTATTTTGTCACTAAGGAATGGTTCAAGATTTTCTTTTCTTCTGTATGTTCTAATAGGTTCTTTTATTTTTGCTAATGGAATGTTTAATGTCCAATATGATACAAGAATATTAAACATTCCTACATTATCATATTCTTTAATAGGGTATGTTTTAAATATAAATGTTTTATCGTAATATGGAGACCACGCATTTTTATCATTGCTTCGTTGAGCATTAAATACCGTAACATAATGTTGAGGTAAATTCAAATTAATCCTTTATTTGTTTATAGTTATAAACTTTATCTATTGATATTATACATTAATTTTAGTTAATTATTTACCCTCCTAGAGGGTAAAGAAAGTGTATGTAGAGTGATTAAGCGGGAGTATAATTACTATTAAACTGCGTCAACCGAAATTGATACTGGATCAGAATAATCTGTACCATCACCAACTACTAATTGAACAACATAATGTCCTGCTACATCCGGAACTAACTCATCAATTGGTAATGTACCATAAGTAATATCTGCATCAGATGTTGCTGGTTTACTTGTTAATGACCATTTAAATGTTAATGTACCGTCTTCTTGATCTGTTGATGAACTACCGTCTAGTTGAACTGCTGTACCAACTGTCGTATTAACATCGCCGCCTTCGATAACTGCTACTGGTGGAACATTTGGTTGAGAATCTGTAATTTTAAATTTATATAACATTTTCTCTGATTCTGATAATCTCGATTCTGTAATAGCATATCTATTAAAGTTAAATACAGTATTTTCACCAGTTTCTGGATTAACAGCTGTTTTAATAGAATGATGATATGGTGACATAATTATAGAAGATTGTCCTGGTATTTCTGATTTAATACCAACAAAAATTTCATCAGAAGTAACATCTGGATTTAAGTAAAATTTAGTTCTACTATTTGCTCCAAGAAATAAACCTTTTTCTTTATTATTTTCTGGTAATCTGTTTGAAATTGCTAACATTGATGCACCAATACTCATAGGAACAACAGCAAATGAATCTAGTGATTTGAATGAACTACTATTAATTAAAAGTACTAATGCGGAAACTTTTTGTTGTACTTCAAACATAGTAGTTTCTGCATTTGCAGGATCACTTAAATACAAATCTGTTGTTGATGCTGCAAAATTACTCATTTTTGTTATTAGTTTCTTGTTTTCATTTACATTTGAAACACCACCAAATGATTTGCCAATAAAATCATATGCACTTTTGCCAAATTGTGACAGTAAATCCTGCATTGCTTCTACTGTAAATCCAGTATCTTCTAGTGGGTCTTCTTCAACTGTAACTTCACCTCTTAGTAACTTAAATTTACCATCTAAATAAACCAATGCAAATGTAGCACCTGTAGGCCCGTGTATTGGGGATACTTCGCATATTTGATATGCTAATGAAGAGTACTGTTTTCTTTCAATAACAGCATTTACAATTTCGTCTGTATCTGCTACTTCAATACTTTCTGATAAATCAGTAAGTTCTACAGATTTTTCTTTTAAAAACTCAATATTCATTTAATTTTTCCTTTTGTTCTTTAGTTTTAACTATTTATATATCTTTGGAACAAAAGTTTTCATATGGACACCATTCACATAATTTAGATTCACATTTTTCATAATCACTTAACTCAGCACTTTTAATTGTGTTTAATAAAGTTCTTGAATAATTATCTAAATATTTGCGTTCAAGTATCATAGAATTATCTGCATCGTGTTCAATATACAAATAAGATATTTTAATAATATCTAGTTTTGAGTATTTTTTAAACATATATATTGCATAAAACATTAATTGATTAAAATCTTGAAATCTATGTTCTTTTAGCTTTCCTGATTTAAAATCAATAATATGCATAATATCATCAATTACAGTAAAATAATCTATAGCACCTCTGAACATTGCTGTTTTATCATAATAACCACACGGTTCAAGTGATGTTGATAATCCTATTTTAAGTTCAGACACATGGTCCCTTTCAAGATAATGTAGGTATTTTGATTTTAAAAATTTGTCAATAATAGGTTGGTATTTTTCAGAAAGTTTGTGTGTACCAGGATTTGGATAATTTTCAAGAATACTATGAAGTGCAGACCCTTTATAAAGTGCTGTTTTATCAGTTTCTTCTTGAGGAATTTTATCAATGTAGGTGTATTTAAACTTTCGTGGACATTGTACAAATGTATTTAATCTAGAAAATGAATATGGTGCAAACTTTAACATATATTACCTCTATTAAACCTTTCAATATATGTAGATGCAAGTATTACACTAAACCTTGCTTTTATATCTTCAGAGTAGGAATTAAATGTGTTAATATCTGTTATTACTCTATAATTTTTAGTAGATTCTTCAAATTCATATTTATCCCGAGGCATATATAAGTTGTTGTTATCTATATCAAGATTTTTAAATAATTTATGTATAATTGTTTCTGAACAATCATTTATTAATACTAAACCTTTATACATCTTTATCCTTTTTACTGTTTATATACTATATTATAACATATAGTATATAAAAAGAAACTTAAATCAACCGTTTAATGCAGCAATGTTATTTTTAAGTTTTTCGTTTGCTTCCATTTTTTCTGTAAGAATTTCTTCTTCAAGAATATCACCAGATGTTCTTTTCATTTGTGCTTTCATTTTGTTAATAATTTTAGTAACAAGTGAAACAGCAATACCTTCTTCTTTGAAATCCTCTTTAAGTGATTTAATGTCTGCATCAATTGCTTTCTTTTGTAATTGTAACTCGATTAATTGACTTGAGAAATCGTAAACTTTCTCCATTACTTCTTCTGTACTTTGAATTTGCATATATTTTCCTTTTATGTTATTGTTTATAATGTATATTATACACTACTTTTTATTAATTTCCTAATATATTAAAGTTTTGCTTTAAGTCTTGTAGTAGCACTTATACCTTTGAAAGTATTTTCATCTATCATTTTCTTAATATTTAACTTTGGATGATTGAGTTTTAGTTCATTAAAATCTTTTTCAGTAAATGTACTAGGCATAACAAATACTTTATGACCTTCTTCCGCATATTTAATTGACATTTCGATACCAGTTTTATCATTATCTAAACAAAAAACGGGTTGTTTTAATTGTTCCAAGCGTTCTTTTGGTAGTTTTGCACCTAAATTTGCTATAATGTTTGTATTTCCTGTACTAATACCATCAAATATTGCTTCAAATATATAAACAGGTTCTTTTTTGTTTATATTGAACCAATTCCAAACTTTAAAACCTGGAGTACTTACAAATGTGATAAAGTCTTTTTCTTTAATACTTCTTGAGTAAAAACCATAACATAAGTTATTACATACTAAAGGAATAACTAAATAATCTTTAATATTGTATGTAATATCACCTATTTTAATATTTTCTTTACCTTTATACCAAGTGCCGTCAAAATGTGGTGTAATACCTCTGTTTTGAAGATAATTTATGTACTCTTGTGTCAATGGTTCAAAAAACGCACTAAGGTTATATAATTCTGGTTTAGGTTCTGTATCATTTTTTGGTAGAGAATCCTTAATATTGAATTGTACTAAATCGCCAAGTGTTTGGTTTTGTTTAAGATTTTCAATTTTGTCGCCAAATGTTTCTTTACGATATGCTGGTAATAAGTGTGGATAAAAATCTCTTAAAAAAGTGTACATTGTTTTATTTTCGCAAGGGCAACCTGCATTGAAACAATTTACTAATTCTAAATCACCTTTTTTGTATAAGTGTAATCGTTTTGAACTCTTTTTCTTTGTAGAATCTCCACATATTGGACATCTACACGCTATATCTAAATTTGTTTCTTTGTATGATGTAGCATTTACTGCCATCTTAAAATATTTTATTGATTTATGGTTTAACATTTATGTTCCTATATGTAGTATTATACTATTTACATTTTCACGAAGTTCATTTAATGTACCCGTATTTTCAATAACATAATCAAATTTCACATTATTTTGATACAACTCAACATCACTAGCATGTCCTTCTGTTGGTAATTCTCGTTCATCTTTTACCAAAATACGAATAATATCAATACCAACTTGTGGTTTGTACTCACACATAAATCTGTAATCAGGAACAACTATTAAATTATTCTGAGATTTTAAAACTTTTGAGTAAAGTAAATCACTCCATACATCATTATTAGTGACTATCATAACACACCCTTGGTATTTGATAAATAATATCTCACAAAGTATTCTACTTTTGTTTTAATTTGTGCATCATAATTAGTATTATCTATTTCGTAGTCAAAGGAGTACAAATCAAGTTCCCTTTCACTCGAATGGTTATCTATGCGTGAAATACTATCATTTTTAATATGAAGGGTGGTTATGTTGTGTTTGCTCGATTTTAAGGTAATACTTTCTATTTCAAATCTAAAATCAGTTACTAAAATTACATCAGTATTAGACGAAACTTTTGAAATTTCTGATATTAGTAAGTCTGCCCAAATAGTTTCACCAAATTGTGGCTTACAGACTTCCGTACCAAACCTTTGAAGTATAGATCTAAAATCTGTAATTTTTTTAGTGTTACTATTTGAAATAGTATATAATTCTGTTTCTTCATTTTTTAGTATCTCTAACTGATCAATACTAATATTAAATAATGTAGCCATCATTGATTTTATTGGACTAGCAAACGACATAATTTTAGTAGTAAATCCTTTTTTTGCTAATTCCTCTGATATGATGGTGGCAGTATAATCTTTACCGCTTCTTTTAGTACCATTTATAAGTATTATATTCATTGTATTTATCCTTTAAGTATTGTAACATACTGTTACTTAATTTTTTAAGAGTGTATTTTTCAATATAACAATTTTCGTATCTTGCAATTTTGTTGTAATGTTGGTTTTTGTGTATAGGTTTAATTAAAGGTTTGTGCTTAGAAGTTTTTTTAAGACTATTGTATGGTATAAGTTTATTAACATTAAACTCTTTATTTGTCATAATATCTATTATATCACTTCCTCTTTTTATAACAACTATTTTATTACAATACGATACATAATTATCAGTCATATATCTTTTATCCTGCACAGAAGAAGTAAATGTTAGAACATCTAAAACTTTTATAAAGTTGCCGTTATTTGGTTTTATTTCCTTTGTATTAGAGTTTTTACAATACTTAAAATGTGTGCTTTTTTTGTTAAATAATTTACGACAAGATATACAACTAACACTAGTTTTATATTTGTCTTTATTTGAAGTTTTATGTTTTTTGCAATCATATTCTTCTATTGGTATTCTTCCTAATCCTAAAACAGCAATAGTTCCTTTTCCTGATGTTTGGCCAGTAGTATCAAAATTAAATGGTGTTTGATTACTTCCGTTCCAGAAATGTTTTGATCTTTTAACATCAAAATACTGATGTAAATATGATTCATAAATCATTTTATCTGCAGGATTATTGAACACTTTTAGTATCTTAATTTTATAATTCTCTCTTTTATTTTCATTAAGAACATTCTTTTTAGAAGAGGTTCTGTAAGTCCAGAACTCATCAATTAAGTTATTATATTTCTTACCTTTACGAGGTGTATGAGAACCATAATAGTGTTGTTTTTCTGTTCGGGTATAATCTGTTATTCTGTAAACATAATGTTCCCTACCGTCTACAGAAAAATCTAATTTTTGGTATCGTTCGTCTTGTTTTATTTGAGCATGGTATTGTTTGAAAGTCATGTAAAGACTCCTATAAGTTTTAATTTATAAGAGTGACTTCCAGGTCTGTTTATCTTATGTGCTAAAGACCTGGAAAGAGTTAGCACATAAGATAAACCTCTTATATACTTTATTTATACTCATAAGGTACCAAATAATTTTAAAATTTCTCTAAAGTCTGTGTATTTAATAACTTGTGGAGGTTGGTTGTTAGGAAAAACTTTAATTTCAATACCATACTCCTCTGTGTTATTTTTGTATATTTCTAAGTCTTCTAGTGTAATACCAAATGAATTAGCAATAATATTTTTAAGTGGCGTAGCAAATGACATTTTTTCAGCATGGAAATCTTCAACAATAAAATCTGCAGTAGTGTCTTTTCCTGCTCTTGGTAATCCGTTGATTAAAATTAATGTTTTGTTCATTTCTATCCTTATATTATATATTATACTGTAATTATTATTAAAAATGTAGTAGAAGACTAAAAGTCCCAACCACAATTCGTAATATCTAACTTTTGTGTAGATTTAAATGGTAATTTAGACTTAATAGTGTGTAACCCTACTTCGTCTAAGTACTTATTAAATTCCTCTTCATTGTACTGTGTACTTGCACTATTATATTCCATCATAATGTTTGTTCTTATGTAATCCGGTATTCCTTCTTCCATAACAAGTGTAAAATTTCTATCGTAATGTTCACGATATAATGGATGAGAATCTAAAAACTCTTGTAGATTATCCTCACTAGGAACTGCTTCAATAGAGTTGATTTTTTCTGTTAATACTTTTGCTTCTTTCTTAATTTCTCTTCTTATGTTTATATCTGGTTCTGCTTTAGCTTTTGCAAGTAATTTTGTTTTTTCCTCTTTAATTTCATTAACAATTTGAGCTTTTTTCCACTCACCGTTACTTATTTTTTCGAGATGCGATTCGCCAAATCCTTTTGATTTGTAAATATCTAAGCCAGTATCTTGACCTTTTTTATTATATGTATGAACATCATAACCAAGGATAACTTCAGCCTTTTCGTCACGGGACAACTTTTTAAATTTGTGTACTTCTGTTGGTTTACCTAAAAGTGTTAAATGTTTTTTAAACTCTTCTGAAAATTCAGTATGATCAATAACTTTAGGAACGCCATCTGATACATCACCTAACATACAATGTTTGTAAATCCAATTATTCATATTACCATGTTTATCTTCAGGCACTAACCATTTTTTAGTTAACGCACTATATTGTTTTATGTTTGGTAATCTTTGACATTGTAAAAAATCTTTATCTGGACTTAAAATCAAAACGCCTTCTTGATAAAACTCTTTAGCGAGAACCAAAATAATATCATCTGCTTCTGCTCTGTTTACATAAACACATCTCCAAGGAGTATTTAATTTAAACTGTTCAAATAATTCGTTGGTATATTGATAAACTTCTGTGTAATTTACAGGGTTGTCAGATTTTGACGATTCGACTCGTCTGCTCAATTTGTATTCATGGTACACATCTCTACGCCAATATTCTTTTTTATAATCATCAAAACATAAAATCATTTCACCATAATTACTATATTTTATTTGCATATCAATTAATTCTGATATAATGTAATGCATAGTAAGTTTAATAAAATCTTCTGTTCTGTATTTACCATCTATTATTGTGAATTTTGTAGGATCTTTTGTGCTGCCAAATATCATTCTATGTAAAATAGAACTTACATCAACTAAAATCATATTTTATTTTTCCTTTTTTTCATTATTACCTTATGTGTATAGTGTGTTGATAATGTAATAGGAGAAATATCAAGAACTTTGTTCTTGATATTTATAGTATAACTTATATCATTCCATTAAGGATTGCATCTAAGTCATCATTAGCATTCGCTACTGGAGCTGGTTGAGCTGGTTGAGTTTCGACAGCTGGTTGAGCTACTGGAGCTGGTTGAGCTACTGGTGTTTCAACAGCTGGTTGAGCTACTGGAGCTGGTTGAGCTACTGGTGTTTCGACAGCTGGTTGAGCTACTGGTTTAGCTTCTTGATCTGCAAATGTGACATAAGCCATTTTCTTTTGAAGTTCTTCATAACTCAAAAAGTTTTCTGGTTTTTGTAAATCAGAAAGTTTATATGTGTTATTGTTGATGTCATTAACTGCTTCTTCAACTGATGTGTAAATAGAATCTACTTCAGGAACAACTTCTGATGCGTCATAATTAATTTGACCGTTTGCACCTTTTTGTGCTACAAGTCTAAAACTATTTCCTGCAATAGGGTTGAATAATTGTTTTGCTGTTTTACCAAGTGCAATATCGCTTTCAGATGGGTTTAATGCTTTTTCTAATTTTGAGTTGATTGAACCACTCATGTCATATAAAAAGATTTTACCTTCATTTTCAGGATTTGCTGGATCTTTGATAACTTTAATGTTAGTAATGTATCTAATACCTCTACCAAATAATTTTGCGCCATCTTTATCACCTGCATTCCATAGTTCTTGCCATTTTTCTTGGAAAGGACAAGGTAATCCGATTGTTGCTGGTGTGTATTCTGATACGAATCTTTTCTTACCATTTTTTGTGATAGTAGTGTTAATTTTGTTCATTTGGATAATCATTCTTTTTTCAGAATCTGGGAGAAATCTAATAAGTGCTGCGCCGTTACCTTCTTTATCTTTAGAAAGAACATAGAATCTTTCGTCTCTTGCAAATTTATTAGTTTGTTTTGCGAATGGGTCTGCGCCTACTGCGTCTTTTAGTGCATTAAAGTCAAATGCGTTTGCTGCTGTTGTATTTGTCATATTTTTTTTCCTTTTGTGTCTCGTGGACTTCAATTTTATATAGCCTCTTGTGCTTCTTTCAGTTATTTTCTTTTTTAAGTCTACTTGGACTATCTCAATTACCGTTTAATGTCACGAGGGACAATGTCTGTTTACTATATTGATATGTAATACTTTTTATTTATATATTTAAATACCAAAAATAGTAAACAAAACACCTAAATGTTAAAAGATTTTATTTTTTAATTGCCATTAAAACTTTCATATCAATTTCTGTACTTGCAAGTAAAAGTCTATAAGCATCTCTTTGTTCGTTGTATTTTACTTCAAATGTATAATCTGATGCTGGTAAAGCATTAAAGTTTTCCGCTGGAATTTTAACTGTAAATTCTTTAGTACTATTAACACCTGGTTTTTTAATACTAAATGAATTTGATTTAGCATTGAAATTATTTGTACTACCTAATTTAACAATAATATCACCATCTTTTGAATCAATAATAATGTCAGCTAAATCTTTAAAAACACCTGCCGCTTGTTTAATTGTTTTTACATCATCATTACTTAGTGTAAATGTGGAAACTGTTGCAACTGCTTCAGTACTTGTAAACAAATCTTCTTTTTTATTAAAATTTTCTAATACACTTACATTTGTTGTTAAATATTGTAAACTAGAATCACCGTTTGAAATATTAATAACATTTTCGTCAATGTTACATTCATATTCTGGAAATAGTTTAAATGTGCTAATAAATTCAGATAGGTTGTAAATACCAATTTCTGGGATAGGATCTGCGTCTAAAGTTTCCATATTTAATTTAACAATAACATCACCTGCTGAGTTATTAAGAATTGTAGTTGGATAGTTTAGAATCGCTGAATTTGTAATACTATTCATTGCTGATAGCACATTAATTGTGTTTTGGTTTAACATTTTTGTCCTTTTTGTGTTGTTTAGTTATAGTAGTATTATATATTAATTTTACTTAATTTTTTTTTTAAATTATTAATTCTGAAATAAAAATTCAGGATTTTCAATTTTTGCTCTATTAATATAAAATTTATAATACTTAGAGCGTTTGTAGTTTTTAACGGGTGTACCATCTTTAATACATTGAGCAAACACTTTATAATAAGCGTCTTCTTTGTTGTAAAGTGGTTGGTTAGATAATGATAACATTTTCGGGTCTACAATATATTTTACGCCATCTAAAGTAACTTCGACAACTGCTGAAGTGCTTTTATTATGTATAATATATTGTGTTTTATCTTTTAATGACAAAATATTAAATGTCTAAAATGTTCGAATTACTTCGAACATCCCCAAACATATTGTCCAATACTATTATAGTACTCATGATTAGATTTTGGAATACGAATAAAACCGTCATCAGTACTTTTGAACATTGCAGAACCACCGCCACTTACAGAAATAAAATCACATTGGTCAAGCACTTTACCATATTTTGCTTCAATTAATTTAAGTAAATCTTTAAGATATGTTTTCTTAACTTCTTCAACAAATTCAGTAAAATCGTGATTTTGACCTCTTAATTTATACTTACCTGTATCGATAATAGTTTTTGCTTCATGTAAACCAATTGTGCGTCCGTGAAGTTCTTTGACTTTTCTAGCAACTAAAGTAGCAATTTTCATCACGCCTTCTTTTTCAATACCTTCAAATAATGCTGGTGAAGTTTTACCATTTGTAACCATAAACATATCAAGAGTATTAAACCCAATGTCACAACCAACATAAGTTGTTGCTCCAAGAAATTCGTCTTGTTCTTGTGGAAAATGTGATCCATATTTGTCAATAGTTAATTTAGCACCAGCACCTTGTGGTAATACATATACATTATCAAATGTATATTCTATATTGTTAATAGTGAATTTTTGTAATGCTTCTTTAAAATATCCAGAATTATTAATTTGTGCTTTAGATAACCCTGCTACAATAATATCAGGAGTTTCACCAATTTGTTGTAATGCATGATATATAAACAATGGAGCATAATATTCCAGATTTTTATAGTCAGATATATCAATTCTGTTATCTGATGGTACATGACTTGCATTTTCGCCAATGTAATATGAATGCTCTTTGTAATCATAAATTCTGTCATCAGAAACATGCTCGTTTCTTTTAGTAACACCAATAGCTGATGGAAATTTAAATTGCTTAATTATAGTACCATCAGATGTACCGAAAATAATTTTAATATCTCCGAAGCCAATGTCTAT